CTATAAACCATTCTCTTCTAATTGACTGATTAAATCAGTTTTCATTTTATCAGTAATGTGAGTATAGATTTTATTTGTAACGTCGGCATCCTCATGGCCTACTCGATCCATAATAGCCTTCAAAGGAGTATTTTGTTCGGCTAGTAATGACACGTGGGTATGTCTTAGTATGTGAGAGGTTAAACGCTTGTTAATTCCACTTTTTTTACCTGCAGCAGCAAAAGAACGATTGAATGAACTATTTTGCATAGGCGTACCTGTTCGGGTCACAAAAACGAATCCATCATTATTAAAATCAGATTCGGATAACAGGTCTAGTTTATTTTCCTCAAAAGTACGTTTTACTAGCTCAACCGTCCGTTGGGTCAATTGAACATCTCTATTTGATTTCTGGGTCTTAGTTGGTCCTATCGCTTTTTGTTTGTAACCTTTGCTGTAGTCGATTGTACCTCTAATGTGAACGATATTATTATCCAAGTCAAAATTTCCTTCTCTTAATGCGACTGCTTCGCCAAAGCGAACTCCTGTTAAATACATAAATTCAGCTAATCGACCGACACGAAAGGTTGACCGACTTTTATAAAGTTGATCTAGGATCAATTTTACTTCATTTTTTTCAAGGTACTTATCCTCAATACGTTCTATATCTTCTAGGGTTTTCGCTTTAGGGATAATCTCCACGTTTTCAACAGGGTTTTTATCAGTGTAGCCTAGTTTAATCGCATATTTAAATACTAAGTTAAGATTTGACTTGATATGGGCGATATAAGTCTGAGAATAATCGAGAGAGGCAAAGAAGTTTTGCAACAATCTTGTATCAATATTTGAAATCAGAATGTCTTCGTTTATATTCTTGAAAATAATTTTTCGAATGGCTACATACGTGTTCTTTGAGTTAGGTCTCAAAGATTTAAAATAATTATTTTCCCATTCAGTATAAACTTGCTGGAAGGCGACTTTCTCGATTTTCTTTTTAGCCAGTTCATTTTCTATTTTATCATTCAGGATACTTAGCGCTTTATTCCATGCTTGTTTTGATTGGCTATTTAGTACCACCGATTTTTTCCGAGTCTTTTCAGTATACGGGTCTTTGTAGCGTTCAATAAACTTGAAACGCCCATCTTTCAATGGTTCTACCCACATTGTCATTTCCTCCTATCATTTGGTATAATAGGCACAACAAAAGAAGCCTATGCCTATAGGCGCTTTATTTTTGCACGATCATACTCTTGCCGGGGCGGGATCGTGTTTTTTTAATCCTTCTTTATTTCATCTTCTAACGACTCTATTTTTTTCATCAATAAATCCATTTTTTTGTGTAAACTTTCGATTTCATCGTCTTTAGTATCCTTGCCTGCATTGAAATATTCAGTGATTGTGGAAGTGAGCATACCTATAAAACCAATCCCTAGAAACATTAATAGAATAGCAGCTATACGTCCTAATGGTGTATTTGGAGATATATCGCCATACCCAACAGTTGTAGTTGTAACTACGGCCCACCAAATTGAGTCGACAAAAGCGACACTTTCTGCTATAGAATACATAGTGGCTGAAATCAGTATCAGAACCACACTGACATACAAAGCATTTCTAAAATTATTAGTTTTAAGAAAACCATCTATCCTATTAGTCAATTTTCCGGTAATCCCAACTAGTCTACTAAGTTTAAATAGTCTTGTTACCCTTGCTATCCGAAAAACTCGTGCAAGCCTGAAGAATGAAAAAATAGAGTTGAAGGGAATAATTGCAATAAGATCAAACATGTTTTTCAAGAAAAACTGTTTTTTATTTTCAGCCTTAATTAGTCTCGAAAAATAATCATAAGCAAATACTATTAATATAGCGGAGTCTATTGTTTTAAATGGATTTTTCGAAATGCTGATGATGTTAGAAAAATCCAGTACTACTAAGACAATCGAAAAAACAGCTAACACAATGATAGTAAAATCATAGATATTCTTTTTTGTAAATCTCAAATAGATCACCCTATTCTGATATAATATCAATATTTCATCAATCTTAGTAATAGGGTTGAGTTGAAGTCCGTGTGCCAGCACGGGCTTTTTTATCCTAAATTTCTCATTGATTCACGTACATATCTTTCTAAACTCCAAGGAATTTTATAATACTCCATGAATTTAACAGCATTTAGTTGTTCTTTATCAAAATCGTATTCGTTAGACCAAATAAATAATAGTATCTCTATAGCAATTCGATTGGCTTCAAATTCTAACTTTCGCCGACTATATCCAGTAGCATTATAATATGCAGATAATTCTTCATGTTTTTTGATACAGTGAGCTAGTTCGTGAGATACTTCAAAGTCAGAATTTTCATTAAGGAGCTCATTGTTTAAAAAAATCGTTTTCTCCTCAGCAAAATAAAAACCACTTCTTTTCATATCTACAAAGCACAGTTCTAAACCCAAATTCTCTACGAGGTTCAATAAGTGATTATTAATTTCATGCATAAATTATTAATCACTTCACTTTATTTGTTTTCCGCAGCCCGCTTTGCAGCTAATACAGATTTTAAAAACTCTACTTCTTCATCCGAAACAGGTTCGCCATCGAATGCAAATACACCATGCTTTTCTGCTAAAGAAGTCTTTTCTTCGCGTCCTAACAAATAGTCGACGGAGACTCCAAAATAGTCAGCTAGACGGGGCAATTCATCAGCGTTAGGAGTGTTTGTTTTCCATTTGGCTAAATATCCATTTGAATAGCCGAATCTCATTTCTAACTGCCTTATAGAAATCTTCTTTTTCTTGGCAAGCTCTTTTATGATTTCATAAGTATTCATTGATTTTGCAACCTTTCTGAATGCTCACAAAAAAAGTTTAGAAAAATACGCAGAATAAACTTGAAAAATTCTGAATGATAGTCTATACTTATTTTTGTAAACAAGTTCGTTAATAAAAAAGACAACAAAAAATAAAACTGATTAAAGTAAGCTGACCGGCAAGAAAGCTATAAATCAATATTTTATGTCTTATTTAACTATGCCTCTAGTATAGAGTAATACTCAGCACAAGTCAATATAGTTTAAAAAATAGTTTTCGAACTTGTTTACATTTCAACATAGAAAGGAGCAGCGTAGATGGCTAATGCACAGGAGACAAGACAAAAAATATTGGATCATTTCAAAGCGAATGGTTGGAGCATACCAGATGTTGCTAGCGCTTTGAATATTACTGAGCAGTACCTACGAAAAATATTGAACAATCCAGAAGACCATTGGAAGCAGATCACGGATATCATATCACGATACAAAATCAGATAGGAGGTTGAAATCATGAAGAAGCCGACGTTAGCAGAGTTAATCGAATCCGCAGAAAAGAATATGAAACCAGACGACTGGTATCGTCAGGGCTTAATCCTAAAAATGTTTCACGGGATGTCGAAGACAACTCTCGTTGAGTACTGCAAAGAGATGGAAGCCATCGACGAATTCAAAGAAGGAATTCTCAGGCCAGGACATTCAACAACTTTCATTCATGTCCATACGTTCATTTGGTTTTTACGATGGAAAGATGAGAACAAATACAGAACTAAAAAAGTAACGCCTAAAGAAATTTTGAAGGAGGCGACAGCATGAATGATGATAAATCAAAAGAGACCGGAAATATATTCGAAGGTTTGAGCTTCAAATATCCGCCAGTCTCAAAAGAAGAATATGAACAAGCATATGAAGAATATGTTAAGCGTTGTTCAGATCAACAAATCAAAATTCATAAAGGAAATTCAAAATGCGGAAGCAATGTTGAGGTGAAAAACACAATCGAGGCAAAAAGAATCGTGACAGAACTGATTGATAAAGAAACAGTTTCAATCACGATTAATCAAAAAAATGGGATAAAGTGCAACCTGTGACAGCTAACGGCGATAAATTTTCTGACGTAAATAATTGCTATCACTAGCATCAAATAGGCCTTCGTAGTTCGAGGTCAAACCGCCGATAAACAGTCGATCTTGCCTAGTAATTACTTGGAAAATCAGAGGAGGTTAAAAATTGAATGAAGTAAAAAATTTGTTCGACTATTCAATAGTGGATGATCGGACTGCTAGCTTTCTCAAAGTTAAAGAGCAGGAAATGAGGACAATCGTTTTGAATGGTTCGATTCAACTTGGTGACAAACTGATCGAGGCGCAAGAAAAATTAGCAAAATACAATTCTGGCACATTCGAGAAGTGGTTTTCGTCAATCGGGTTAAAAAAACAAACAGTTTACAACTACATTAATCAAGCGAAATTCGTCCATCAAATGGACGAATCAGAACAAATCAATATATTCCAAGAACTTCCGATGACCTTGAGAACAGAAGTTTCTAAACCTTCAGCTCAACCTGAAGCAGTCGAGTTAGTTCTATCTGGCGATATAAAAACCACAAAGGAATATCGTGAATTAGAAAAGCAACTAAAAAAGAAAGATGAACAAATCGATAACCTTTCAGAAGTGATCAATGACATGAGTGTTCAACAACCAAGAGTCATTGAAAAGGAAGTGGTTGTTGAAAAAGTTCCGGATGATTACGAAAATTTGAAACAATCCTATTCACAATTAGAAGAACGAAGTTCGCAACTAGAATCAAACTATAGAGATTTGTTAGCCGAACGAAAAGAAGTGGATGAGAAATCGTCTAAGTATGAACAACTATCAAAGGCGATCAACCAAGCCGAAGACAAACTGAGTGAAACCCAGCGACTTATTTCCAACTACAAGAATCTATCAGATGTATTAGAAAAATCGAATGAGTTATTGTCAGAGGCGAGCGCTCTAATCTATCAGGATTTGTCAGAAGTAATCAGTCGGGATGGACTTGCAAAAAGAGAGCTAGACTTTCTAACCGAAAGGTTGGAGAAATTTTTATCAGACTTAAAATTAATCAGCAAAAACAACATATTGGAAGGAGAGGTTATCAATGAGTAATCAGCTATTAGAACTAGAGAAAACCCTAGAAAATCAATTAGTTTTGGTGAAAGAAATGCGCCTAATCAAGAGCGACGTTTCTAAGATGAAGGAGGAAATTACGAAGGATGTTCAAGAATTGCGAGATAGTATCACATTGAACCGTCACGAAGGAGCAGAAATTCAGTCAGCAGTTGGGAAGAAAGCATGGGATTTAGCAAAAGAATACTTCGATCATAAAGTGTCAGATGATTTGTTTTTGGCTAAAGTTGGGCACTTCCGCGGAATCATCTACAAGCGATTAAAAGAAACTTTTAATGTACCGAGATACTATGATATTCGCCGCATTGATTTTACTAGGGCAAAACAAGTTATAGAAATCGTGTCATTAAGCAACTTAAAAGACTACCAATTGCGATTAACAGCACGGCAAAAAGAAATAGCTTACTTGAATGCTGATAATGTTGATGGATTAGAGATTGTTTAAGTGGAGAGGAGAAAATGAAACAAATCAACCTAGCTACAACAATCATGTGCATGTTAGCTATCCCAGTTTTTTCAAAATTTAGTATGCTGGCAGCTTATGGATACATCGGAATCTTTCTCCTAGCGATCGGATGGGAAAAGAAAAAGCCAGCCGAGGGGGCTGACTAAGATGAATATTGGAGATTACATTTTAATTGTTGCAATTTCACTAACATTGGTTATAACAATTCCGATAATGGTCGATAACCATAAGACACTTAAGCGATTAAAAAGGAGAAAGAAGTGATCTATTTAAGAGTTTTTACTATTGCATGAGCAGCGTTATTTATGGCTTTAGCCTCTTCAGAGCGATTTTTTGAAGTATCTTTTTGCCACATCATATCTGTAGTTTGACCAAAGTAAAGGTGAAAAATATCTTTATAAGTTTTCCCCTGAGTATCTGAATAAGTAATCTGAACTATTACGTTTCCTCTAAAGTCAGGTTCAACCGCAGTGGAAAATTTCTGGTTTGGCGCTATTGACCCGCCAACTAAAGATTTCATTTGACGATTTCTGTTTACTTGGTCTTCTTCAAGACCTTCAAACGTAAGCTTAGATATAGTGGCCATTGTATTTCCAAAATTTTTTAAAACTAAGTACTTTGCAAAAAATGTTGTATCTATTATATCCACATATGCAGATACATACGGCCTGTTAGATTCTTCTATAGTTTTTTCTGTTAATTTAATTGATCTATTCGATTGAACAATTGAAATGACAGACACAATAAGAGTAAGGCAAATAGCAATAACTTGAATCCAATCAGAAGATTTCATAATTCCACCATCCAGTTTTTAAACCATTATATCAAATTGAAAGGGGTGAGAAGATGAGTTATGAGGAACACATAAAGCTAATGGAAAAAGCAAATAGAGAATATTATAACTATCATGAGTCCATTTTGTTAGCAAAGCAAATTATCGAAAAACAAAAAAAGGCTCACTACGCCGACAAGCAATTAGTGAGCAAATGAAAAAATATATTTCTAAGGAGAGAATAACATGATTAACGAAAAAATTCAAAATTTATTGAAAGAACTACAACGGGAATGTGAAAAGGAAGGTGTATCAGCACTTTGTACACTCCATAAAGAAGCGAATATTTTACAACTGCTTGTTGGTGGATTACCCGATGTAGCTGCACTCTTAGCGATTCAAGAAAGTGAATTAGACAACAAGTTACTGGTTCCCGTGAAACTATTAAGGAATGCAGGATTAGAGGCATTGGGGATGGAAACGGGGAAAACTATGCCCGATCATACCTTTGTTCTTAATGATGTAAACGATATTCCAGATGTCCTTGAACGTATTAGGAAAGGTGAATTCGAATGAGTTTCGATTATGACACTGCAATGGCTGATCCTGATAACCACGTTTTCATAAATGTTACTCAATCAGGGGCAGAAGATAAGCCCGAAAGTATGGAGGGATGGAATTGAACGCCTTAGAAAAATATGAACTCGAAGAGTTAGAAGCAAGTGAGGTTCTAAAAGATGAGTCGCACGGTTGGAAAATTGATAGTTTAGAAAGTGCCGATTGGGCATTTAGAAAAATCGCTGCTTTAAAAAAAGCGAATAAGGAAATCTATCAGCTTGCCGATAAAGAACGTGAACGTATTGCTGAATGGGAAACAAAGGAAACGCAAAGTAACCAAGATAGCATTGATTTTTTTGAACATAAATTAGCAGACTATCTGCGTGAGCTACGGAAAAACGATCCAAAGGTAAAAATCAAAACACCGCATGGAACGGTAAACACGCGTAAACAAGCAGATTTATGGGAATATCGCGCTGATGCGGTAGACACTTTAAAAAAATTAGGACTCACTGAATTTATAAAAGTGACAGAAACTGTAAACAAAGCAGATTTTAAGAAAGCTGTTCAAGTTCTAGAAGATGGGCGTGTAATAAGCCCTGACGGTGAATTGATCGAATGCGTAAAAGTTATTCCGCAAGGTGAAAAAGTCATCGTGAAGTCTAATGGTGATAAGTCAAGATGAAATTTGAGATTATTTTTATTGAATAGACTATTTTGAAGCGCACTGAACTAAACCCGACTAAAATCAATTTTTTTCGGGCGTTTCAAGGATTTGCGTCAATAACAAATTGTTATTTATCTATCACGCTCCTTGGTGGCGTGTAGAGTTGATGGTTACGTAGTAGCGTATCCACCAAACGCGTAAATTTTCTTGCGGTTAAGACGAGTGCTCGTTTGTGTTGGTGTTTAGGTACCTCTTTATACTTGCTTTGATAAAAAGCTTTATATTCAGGAAGATAATTTTTTACTGAGTTGGCAGCTTCAACTAAGTAATAACGAAAATATCGATTCCCTTGCTTGGTCAGAGGTGTATTTTGAGACTGATAGTTTCCAGATTGTTTAACTTTCCAACTTAATCCAGCGTACTTCGCCAATTTTGTTTGATCTTCAAATCGTTCGATTTGACCAATTTCAGCGATCAAACCAGCAGCGTAGACTTTTCCAATTCCTGGAATACTGGTTAAACATTGATATTCTGGAATGACTATAACTAATTGTTCAATTGCTTTATCCAGCTCTTTGATATTCTTTTCAAGAGCCCGCATTTCACAAACAAGAACGCCCAGAACAATATCAATAGATTCTTGGGCTACAGTGCCTAAGCGATAGCTTGATCTGATGGCTCGTTGAATAGCCTTGGCAATTTTCTCGGGTTGTTTGAAACGACCTCTTCCTTTTTCTTGGATTAAGTCACTGAAAGCTTCCAAAGGAAGCTCAGCCAGTTCATCTAACGTGAAGTCTTCTGTCATTAGAGAAATCACTGTAGCACTAAAAAGACTAGTAGATTCGTCTTTCATTTCACGAACAAGTGTGTTGCATTTGTACGTTAGATTTTCAAGAAAGTGTTGCTTTGTACGAGTTAGTTGCTTAATTAATTGATAACGAGTTCGGGTCAGACGCTGTAACGCCATGTATTTTTCTTCTTTAATAGGAGACGTGGTAAAACGTTGAATGCGTAGAAAGTCAGCAATTCTTAGCGCGTCATTACGATCTGTTTTGTCTTCATCAAACATGCGTCTAAATTGTTTAATTCGAAAAGGATTTTCGATAGTTACAAGCGTATTGAGCTTTTTTAGTTCCTCGTCTTCATGAAAAAACATTGAAGGATGGAAACTGTACATGGACGTTGATTCCATGCCAATTATAATTTGATCAAATAGGTAATTCTCATTGAACTCAAGAATCATTTCTCGTGTTAATGAAGCACCTTCAATGTCATTGGAGACTGAGATTTCAGACAATGTAGACAACTGATCGTCGTCAGTTAGGAAACAGACATCTAACTTTTCAGAACTAACGTCAATACCGACAAATAATTTCATGGAAGAAGGACCTCCTTTCGATCTAAATTTTGGAAAATGCTTCGATACTGTGGGATTTCCCAGAAGCTCACTGTGTAACCACAACCTCGCCTAATAGAATACGGTGATAAAAGAGCTAGAAGCTGCCTTCCAAACTACTATCTGAAAGTCTAGTCCATTATCGAAACAGCTAATGAGTTGGTAGTGATAACAGTGGTTCGGGTAACAGACTTTGCAAGGTAGACAAAGCTACAGGAGGGCATAGCAAATTCCCGTTGGATCCTTTCCATGAATCCATTGTACTCTGAGAAATCACACAATAACGAAACAAATTCCGCAAGGAATGTGTTATTCAATAAATTTTTCGATTCAGAAGCATTTTGATTAAAAAGTATTAGACAAAAACTATTTTACGAGGAGGGCTAGCAATGAAATTTTATCCAAATGGTTCTGTGCCTGAACAAGCGAATATGTACTTTGTTTATGGTGATGGTGGAACTGGTAAAACGTCACTCGCAAAACAATTTGAAGGAAATAAAATGCTTTTTAGCTTCGATTTATCAACGAATGTTATTCGAGAAGCTAAAGATATATCTGTCGTTCAACTCGAAAGCCAAGATGCACCGAATATTCAAGCGTTAGTAACTAAATGGGTCTATAACGCATTAATTAAGCCGGAATACGAGGTTATTATTTTAGACAACGTAACAGCGTTACAAAATTTAGTACTGGAAAATATTGATGGGGCATCGAAAGATGGCCGACAAAATTATCAAAAGTTGCAACTGTGGTTCAGACAGTTAGGAACACGTCTAAGAGAAAGTAATAAAACAGTTTATGCAACAGCACATCAAATTGATAACGGAATTGCTGGATTAGACGGTAAAGGACGATTTAGTCCAGATATGAACGAGAAGACGTTTAATGCTTTTACATCAATGTTTGATGTGGTAGGACGCATTTACATTGATGGTGGTAAACGATTGATCGATTTAGATCCTGAGAATGGGAATCATGCTAAAAACAGGCTTGATGAGCGCAAGCTAGTTGAAGCAAGTGAGTTGATAATAAATAACAATATCGAAGAGAAAGAAGAGAAGAAAAAATGACGCTATTTATAACAGATTCTAAAAATGTATTTGGTAAATCAGTCAGTGAAGCAGGAAGCTACAACGTTAGAATTCTCGAAGATTCAGAACATAAGTTAACTAACAATACATTTAATGACATGGCCGTTTTAAATTATGAAGTTGTAGACGGTAAATATGCTGGTGGGAAAATCTTATACAACAACATAGTATGGGATAAAAAAGATGTCGAATTATCTGCTAAACGATTTAACACGTTATTAGCCGCGATTGGAGTTCCGGATGGTACACCAATTCAAAGTATTGAACAATTAGTTGAAGCAGTAAAAAACAGAAAGCTAAATATAACTGTTGAGTGGAAGCAAAGTGACTATAACAAAAAATGGAATTTGGAAGTTAAGTCATATAAACCAACTGATCCAGAAGGAAGCAAGCCAAACGGTGTTGAACGTCCGTCTGAGCAACAAATGAACGCACATAGACAAGATGAGATTGATCAAGCTGCAAATATGATTGCCCATAATAACACGTTCCAAGACTCACTCCCTGGGGTTGATCCAGTTAGAGATACAAGAAGTTTTGCAAATGGTGGTTTTAATAGCATTGATATAGCTGCAGACGATCTCCCATTTTAAGAGGGATTAAATGAATTATCCATTTAAAATGCTTAACTACGATGAAACAAATCGGGTAATGACTGTTCAATTGTTTGAATCACTGGATATAGAGCGGTTAATCAAACTATTCTCTGGTGATTTAAACAACGTGAACGGTGGAGTGTTTATTCCCGATCCTAGAGGATTTACTGTGCAACAGCGTAAGCTCTATTGGGCGTTGCTAGGTGATATTTATAGATGGTCTGGTACTGGTACAGGTCAATTAGACAGCTATTTCAAGGAATCCTATGCAATGAAATATTTCACCGAGATTAGCATTGCCGACTGTTCTGATGCCACCGTAAGCGAAGTAAACAACCTCTTAGAAATGGTTATTGATTTTATGTTTGAGTGGAATGTGCCATTTCCAAAGTCTTACGAATTGTTGCCACGAAAGGAACAGTATTACTTCTATCTCTGTTGTAAGCATCGTAAATGCGTGATTTGTGGGCAATCACATGCAGATATACACCATTTGATAGCTGTAGGAAATAGAAAAAGGAGTCAAGTTGATCATCGGAAGTTGCCGTTGACAGCATTATGCAGAAGGCACCATATGATGATTCATACATTAGGACTTACCGAATTCATGACTCGATTTGAAATCCATCCAGTGTATCTAAATAATGAAGAATTAATCAGAATCGGGATCATGAATGGAAAACAAATTAAGGAATTAGATGAGCAATTCAAATTCGAAGGCGGTGAAGCGAATGTCTGATAAAGGCTGGATAGCTCTTCATCGAAATATCCGTGATCATTGGGTATACCAAGAAAAAAGAGTATTTTCAAAATATGAAGCTTGGCTTGATCTGCTAATGGATGCCAATCACCAAGACAATAAATTTGTATTTGATGGAAAATTGGTTGAAGTTGAACGCGGTCAAAAAGTGACGTCGATCCGACAATTGTCAGAAAGATGGGGCTGGTCCAGGACGAAAGTGACTGATTTTCTAACCCTGCTGGAGAAAGACAAAATGTTGGTTAGAAAAAGTGACAGTAAAAAGACAGTTCTAACCATTGTCAATTATGACATTTACCAAAATCAGGAACAAGAAAAAAGCCACTCAAATGACACTGAAAAGCCGCAGAAAAGCACAAACAACAATGTTAAAACAATGAGTAACAATGAGAACAATAAAACATCGTCGTCAACACGCAAAAAGCGCGTGTATGACCCTGACTCAATATATTTCATTCTTGCAGAAAAGTTATCCAAACAGATTTGTCAGAATCAGGAAATCAAAGAGCCGAATTTAAATCGTTGGGCCGACGATATTCGGAAAATGATCGAGATCGACAAGCGGACCGAAAGCCAAGTAAGCAACATGATAGATTGGGCAACAAGTGATCCGTTCTGGTCAGCGGTTATTTTGTCCGCAAAAAAATTGCGTGATAAATACGATACGATGGCTGCGCAAGCAAATCGTGATTACAAAACGCAAACCAGCGTCAACAACAGCAGATCGTCGAAAAAACAAGCTACAAACTACGGAAAAACACTGTACACGTATTACGAGCAGGAACTCCGCTTTTCGCCCAATATGGCGTTCGATGAATATGTCAGAAAAAAACGATTGAATGAACGTGACCGACAAGCTTTAGAACAATACATTCACAGCCTGGAGGAGCGATAGAATGACTGATTTAGAATTAGCAGACGCAATCACTTCGTTGTTACCCGATGACTATCGAGAAAAGTTGAGGGGAACACTAGAACGCTTTGAAAAGACCATGGAGCAAACGAAACTAGACACCAAAGAATCGAACGAATGTTTTTGTCGATACATGGAGATTTATTGGCTAGCGGTTTATAACGGGCGATACGAATACAGTGCGTTGCAAAAGCTAGAGTATTCCGAATGGCGCAAACGTGCAAAAGAGATGCTACAAAGATTGCAACGTAAGGCGGTGACCGCATGAGGCGTAAGAAAACACCAGAACAACGACAGGCTAGACGTGAACTTTTTATGCTAACTGACGAGGAACTAAATCCAGAGTGGTTCAATGATCCAGAAAAAGTAAAACGTCGGGACGAATTGCTGGGAATTATCGAATATCGTGAACCGGTTGTAATGAGCGACGATGAAAAGTATCAACGCTATTTAGATAAACGCCCAGGTTTAGAGGCTGCTGTCGTAAAGATGTTGCTTGAAAAGAAGTTAAGCAAAGAAATCCGAGACGAATTAAAAATGGATTTTAAAGTGATCGCATTTTGTCGGAGGAAATACAATTTGAATCCGAAAATACGTACGAAAAGAGTTAGGAGAACATGATGGACGAACTAATACAAATGATCGAAGAGTGGTCGAAAGAACGCGGAATCAATAAAGCAGATCCTCAAAAACAGATGCTAAAAGTCTACGAGGAAATCGGCGAGGTTTCCGCTGCTGTTGTCAGAGACGATAAAGACGCATTGGGAGATGCTATAGGCGATTCGGTGATAACATTACTCAATCTAGCTTTGCAAAGCGATATGAGCCTGTACGAGTGTTTGATGCACGCATATGGTGAGATACAAGGACGAGACGGGAAAATGATCAACGGGATGTTTGTAAAGTCTGAGGACTTGAAGATTGGATAGTTCTGCTTAGAAGGGATTCAATACTTCTTAAATATTATATGGGGTTTACTACCCATTAGTTTTCTGTTGTTCGGCGGGAAGTGGAGTATTGGTAATTTTATTGAGCTAAACATGTCATCGTTTCTATGGAATAGTAAGAGAGCATACAAGGAGGACGGCGAATGAAAGATCAAGTCTCAATTCCAGAGGTGAGAGAGGCTATTAAAAGAGTCAAAGATATTACACCAGTGATGAATAGAACTGAATTTCTTCAATTGATTGCATTATACAAACGTGTTTTAGAACGATATGAAAAAGAGGAATATCTAAACGGGTTGCCAGAAGAATAATAGTTCCGGTAACCACGCCTATCATATAAAAATAGAGGCAGAAGCCTCTATTTTAAAACGCATATGCGATAAGAGAAATTCCAATCATCATTAAATAAAAACCAACTAAGAATGCTAATGTAAATGCTGAAACAATTGGATTAAATAAGAGCATAATTCCTACAATTATCCCAATAATATTTACTATCAGAATAAACCAATAGTAACTTGATCCATTGACCTTGTAAATATCTGCTCCTACAAGCCCCATAATTGAATCTACAATAAACCAAATAGCAAAAATATAAGGTAGGGCTAGTAAACCTGCATTAGTATTGAAGAGTAAAAATACACCAATTAGCAGGTCAAATATACCGAGAATCATTAGTAGGGTTGATTTTTGATTAGTGAATTCATGAAGTTTACGTCTAAAAAACAGTTCAAAAATTCCCTTTAAAACTGCAGCAATGGCAAAAACGTAGACAACTGCTTTTAAACTACTATCTGGATTATTAAATGATACTAAAGAAGCTATAACAAAAAGTAATCCAATTAAAAAATATTCCCAACTAAATCCAATTTTTCTTACCATGCTTATCACCTCCTTATGATAAATAATAGTATAACCTTATGAATAAAATAATGAAAATAAAACGTAAATAATACGCTAATTCAGCCTATCAAGTAAGAAAAGAGGTATGAAATGGAAATACGAGAAGTTATAGAGAAAATAAAGCAAGAAAAATATGATTTTTCAAAACCGTGGACGTCACTGGACAGATCGGATTATAAGGAAGGATACAATGATGCCTCCGATGACATTATCGGAATTGTTAATCAACTAGACGAACCGACGAAAGTGATTGCTCATTTGGCCGAAAAATGGCACGAAGACATTGGTCCTGTTCTCTGGTGGGATTTCCCAGTCGAAGAACCACCATATTGCGGCACACCACTAGATGACGATTTTCCAAAGTATAAGAGACATTTTACTGAACTTCATATTCCAGACGAGGTCGAGGAAGAGCCGAAGTGGGTGGTTAAGATAGAAGACAATGGGTCAGCGTACTTTGTTGACTTTTTCGATGAATTACAGCCTCATCTCGTCTACGGTTTAAGCGGCGAAGTAATGAGATTTGATAGCGAAGATAAAGCGAATGCGATTGTTACATTGATTGAATGTGGCACAGTTGAGAAAGTGTAGGTGTGAGAATGAGTGAAGTAGTGATTGATCCACAGGAGTATTACGTGTGGCTTGCATGTGAAAACGGATGGAATCGAGCAGTTGGCTTCAAAGCAAAAATAGCTGGTATAGATTGTTCCGTCGTCATGGTGCCGATTGATCCTATCGAGATAGTTTTTAGTGATCTCAACTCGGGATCAAGGATATTATCATTACCAATTTCGATACTTGATATGATCATGTGTGATACAAAAGAAAAAATGCTCGTATTGATGAAGGAGAATGCAGGTTTAGCAGCGAAAAAGATTGAGTATAGCGGAATAGACTTAGTACGTGAAGAATCAAGAAAAGCCAAAGGTTCGTTTGAAAAGAAGTTTGGTCCAATGCCGGACTTTGAGAAAACTTCTGTTTACTAAGATTCGGTAACTGAAGCCATAGTAAAAAAGACTGCCGCGGTATGAAACGGCAGTCAATGAACTATGGGTAGCTGATTAGAATAGTTCAAAGGTATTTTACACCTAAAACAAAAATAAAAAAAGACAGCCGACCACTGGCTGCCTTGGAAAAGAACTCTCGTCTAGTTTCCGCTAGACAAAATAATTTGTAACAAAAAAAGACCGCTGGGGATTGGTCAGCGGCCATGAGCTGATTGAAATATGCTTTTAACCCGATTAAAAAGGAGGGGCCAGCTCATCACTATTGTACACCTAGTAGCGCAATAAAAAAAGACCGCTAGGCAGTCAGTTAGCGGTCAATGAGCCGATTGCGAAAGTTGTTTGTAGTCAACAAAAGAAAATATCAGCTCTTCATAATTGTATCATAAAAAGGACCGCTTTTTCATATGGCAGTCCCTAAGCTAGTGTAGTATTCTTGGATTATTTATGGATTTTTCTAGCTCAAATATATTGTACACCTATGTGAATCAAAGTGAAATAACAAAAAAATAAATTAAGAAGCCTAGGTTTTATGAATTTGAAAGGTATAATGCCTGGTTTTCGTTAGACAAAATAGTTTTATCACAAAAATAGACCACTAAAAAAGCGGTCTACGAGCTAGATGAAATAGGTTTTGACGTTAACGAAAATTAGAAAGGAAAGAACTAGCTCATTTAGATGATACCATAGAAAAAGACCACTGAACAGTTATATCAGCGGTCCCTGAGTTAGGTCGTTGTGCTTATAATAAGTGGGTTGTATTTTTATTTAACCTAACTCATTGGGCTAGTGCAGTGTCAAAATTGTCGGTCTCAAACTTCAAGAAAATTACTAGCCCTAGTCTTATTTTACACGGAGATAAGTAAGAAAAAAAGACCGCTGAGTAAAAAAACAGCGGCTTGTGAACTAGAAAAATTCGGGTAATATGGAAAAATTAGAAACCAGCTCACACTAAAAGTTTATCAAATTCATTTTTCCGTTTCAAGATCGTACAAAAAAACGCTGGGAAAGTTCCCAACGCCTCTTTATGAATAAAAACTGACAAGATAATTATACCATAAGGAGTGGCGATTGTGAGATTTCAATGGTTAAAGGATTATCAAGATTTGGAAGAACAGTTACTCTACTTAAAGTGGAATCTGAATAAAAGTAAACTTGAATTGATTCGGTGGACAACTGGTGATTTATCGAAAGTACGTATAGAAAAAAACTCTCGATCGTCATTGCTCGAGGAGAATATTACTCAAATTGAAAATGAGATTGAATTGTTAGAAGAACAACAAAAGGAAATGTTGGTCATTATTCAATCTTTCAAAGGAGTCGAAAATGAAATTGTTCGTATGAAGTACATTGAGGGATTAACTTTGGAAGAAATAGTGGAAGAAACCGGATATAGCGATTCTTACATAAGAAAAAAGCATGCGGAAATCAGAAGTAAGCTTCAATTTATTGATGATTACGAGGCTCGCCATTTAGATAGAAAAGCAAAAAAAGAAGAGCTTGAATACTACGATGAAAAAAGGAGAAAAACTCAGCAACTTTCCCTTTTTTGAAAATTTCAACATTCACTAAATGTGCACTCATTTTGTGTATGGAAGTATTGAAATAGGCATGATATTTTATTAGCATAGAAAATTTTGAAAGGAGGAAGCTCCTCTTCGTTTCAATTTTTTCGATCGTTTGCAAGACGATAAATACTAGACGGCACAAAAAATAAATAATGAATGGAGTTGAAAAGTTTCATTTCCGTTGAAAGTTCGCTGTGCTGTCTATTGTTATCAAATAATTTTTATTAAAATTTATAGATTTCGAATATGTTCTTTTGTATAATATTTAACGTAGAGAAGTTAAGATGAGTAGCTCCATTTTTATGACTCTGCGCAAGTTAAAAAAAAATGATATACCTTGAGAATGATTTTTTAAACGATTTAAAAAAAGATCTTACTCATCTTAACAACTCTACAGGGCGTGCATACAGCACGTTCTTTTTTGCTGTTAAATTAAAACATACTAGCATGATTATTAGTCTTTTTGTATAATATTTGCGTAGAAAAGTGAAAAGATGGTGGCTAATCTCTTGAATAAAGGGGTGATGCCTATGGTTCATAGCTTTATCCCTAGAAGGGAGTAGGCATGTCTGTTTATCAAGCATTGTCACTGATGATCGCATTTGCGACGTTAGTGTTGCTGATTACAGATCACAAGAACAAAAAATAACCATCTAACACTTTGGCGAGGATAGATGGTTTAACAAAAAAAACTATTCATTTAAGCCACCGTCTTTTTAACGGTTCTACATGGGGCGTGTTACCAGCACGTCCTTTTTCTATGTCTATTATAGCATGGGAAAATAGAAAATCAATTGAGATCGCTTCGGCGGTCTTTTTATTTTGAGGAGGAATGAGAATGCTACAAGAAGCTATTATCAAGGGTGAAACAGCATATTTGAAAAACTTGACTCGAAGAAAAGATGTCTCAGTTGAAGAAATCGTTGAGGCTAAAGAATCATTGAACAATAAAGTTAGGGGAATGAAATTAGATCGTGCAGTTGAAATGATTGCCGACCCAGAAGGAACGTACAGAATCTAGCAGTCTCCTCGTGAGGCTGTTTTATTTTGCTCACAAAAATAGACCACTACCGGGTAATAGTGGTCAGGAATTAAATGAAAAAGATGTTAAAGGGTTGTTAGACAAGTATAACATCATAGCGTTTACATAGCAATACAAAAAAGAGCCACTGTTTCCGCAGCAGCCCTTTAGTGTAACAAGTAACTATAAATATATCATCCTTGGCCATGTATTTCAACACACAAAAATAGACCGCTGTTTCCGCAGCGATCTATCTGTGAAACGTAAACAATTTATACATAAAGCATACAATAATAACGCTTACATTGCAACGCAGAAAGGGATAGAGCAATGAAAACTTACTGGTACGTGTCATTAAACAATAAATACCCGCTGCCAATGAAAGGACAGCATAAACGTGTAGTGATGTCTGTTCAAATGAAGGCGAAGTATTCGATTGTAGAAATGATCAGAGAGGCAACGCCAGTAGAGGTTGATCATTGCAAGCTAGTCTATTGTTGGTGCGGCCGTTGGAAAGATGCTCATATACAAGAAAACATCAGAAAATACGTTTAGTTTGTTTTAGTTTGGAGGTGATTTTATGAAACTTACTAATAGGCATAATAAGGCTATAGAATTGCTGTTCGAAGGCTCTTTAAAGCGGATTGAAATCGCTGAAGAACTAAAGATAAGCGAACAGACACTTTACAATTGGTTAAAAGACGAAGATTTCACTCATGCTTATGATGAATATGTAAAAACTATTATGGGTAAGTCATCAGGTAAAGCGTTGAATACAATGTTGAAGCTTTTAGCAGCCAGATCAGAAATGGTTCGTTTTAACGCAGCTAAAGATATTCTTGATCGTGGAGGATTCGCTCCTGTTGATAAGAAGGAGATTACTTCAATTGAGCCTCCTGTATTTAAGGATGACATCAGTGGTGAGCCAGATGGTTAAACTATCTGAGTATTTGCCAAAAGCTTTTCATAGTACGTGGAGAGCAGCAATTGATCCAGAAATTCTTCATATTGTTGAAAAAGGCGGTCGTGGTTCAGGTAAATCTTCTGATATTGCGCATGTAATCATACAATTAATCATGAGGTATCCAGTCAACGCGGTTGCTATTAGATTCATCGATAACACGATTGAATTATCAGTTTTTGAACAGTTGAAGTGGGCAATCGAAGAACAAGGGGTAACGAGCTATTTCAAGATCAATAAAAGTCCAATGAGAATTACCTATCTGCCCAGAGGGAACTATATTACCTTTCGGGGTGCACAGAATCCAGAACGGATAAAATCTTTGAAAGATAGCAGATTTCCATTCGCAATAGCTTGGATAGAAGAATTAGCAGAGTTTAAAACAGAAGAAGATGTAACGACCATTACAAACTCCCTTTTACGTGGAGAGCTTGCAGATGGTCTTTTTTATAAGTTCTTTTACAGCTACAACCCTCCGAAGAGAAAACAAAGTTGGGTAAATAAAAAATACGAGACTAGTTTTCAGCCAAAAAATACGTATGTCCACCATACAACATATAAAGACAATCCCTTTATAGCCAAAGCCTTTATAGAAGAGGCGGAAGCAACAAAAGAACGTAATTCGAGGCGTTATGATTGGGAGTATTTAGGCAAAGCCATCGGTTCAGGTGTTGTTCCGTTCGATAATCTTCAAGTAGAACCAGGAAGTATTACGGATGAGATGGTAGCGAACTTTGACAACATCAGGAATGGTCTCGATTTTGGTTATGCAACAGATCCGCTAGCATTCGTTCGTTGGCATTATGACAAAAAGAAAAATGGGATTTACGCTATAGATGAAATCTATGGTGTAAAAATGAGCAATCGAGAGTTCTCAAATCAAGCAAAAGCAAGAGGGTATCAATCGGATGAAATATTTGCTGATTCCGCTGAGCCTAAATCAATTGCTGAACTTCAAAGTGAGCATGAGATTCGGAGAATTAGAGGAGTAAAAAAAGGACCTGATTCAGTCGAATACGGGGAAGAATGGTTAGACGACTTAGATTTTATCTGTATTGACCCGCTGAGAACACCAAATATTGCAAGAGAATTTGAAAATATAGATTACCAAGTGGATAAGGATGGGAATCCAAAGCCAAGACTTGAAGATAAAGACAACCATACGATTGATGCAACTCGATATGCTTTTAGTGAAGATATGAGAAATAATACAGCAGTAATCGGCAATAGAGCGAAAATCGGACTATAAAGGAGGGATAAAGTTAAATGGCGATTGTAGTAAATAGAGAAATAGCAGGAGATTTGAAAAATCCTTCTGCAGAACTATTAAATTACTGCTTGCAAGAACATCAGAAACAATTAGAGCGGTTAGAAAGACTTTCAAATTATTATGATGGAAAGCACGATATCTTGCTTAGAAAAAAAGAGAACGAATCGGCTCCGAATAATAAAGTTCTTATCAATCATGCGAAGTATGTAGTTGATATGAATGTTGGTTTTATGGTTGGCAATCCTGTTGCTTATTCAGGAACTGGAGAAGTTGATTTGTCGCCTATTCTTGACGAGTATGATCGTATTGATATTGTTTCACATGACACGGAATTAGAAAAAGATTTATCGACCTTTGGAATAGGTTATGAATTAATTTATTTGAAAGATGAGGCAGAATTATCTATAAAATGTATTGATCCACGAGGGATTTTTTTAGTTACTGATGACACTATCGACAAAAATCCGCTATTTGCGATTCACTATCAACCAGTATTCACTTTGCAAGGTGGCATTAGCCATTATATTGTTAAGTATTACAGTGATGATCGGATACTTACGTATAGAACTGAATCGAGAGGATTTGGCTCCTATCAGTTAGTTAAAGCTTTACCACACTATTTTGGAAGAGTTCCTGTAATTGAGTACAGAAACAATGAAGAAAAGCAGGGGGACTTTGAGCAAGCAATCTCATTAATTGACGCATATAACTTATTACAATCGGATCGACTGAACGACAAAGAAGCGTTCGTTGATGCGATTCTTTTTATTCAGGGGTTTGTTCTCCAAGACGGTGATGGTGAAAAGCTTCAGAAAGAAAAAATGCTCCAAGCTCCAGGTTCAAAATCTGATACAGCTGCAAGCTATCTAACAAAAGCATTAGATGAATCAAGTGTGACTTTGTTGCGTGATGCAATCCTAGATGACATTCATAAAGTAACGTATGTTCCAAATATGAATGATGAGAAGTTCGCGGGAAACGTTTCGGGTGAGGCAATGAAATATAAATTGTTTGGTTTGTTGCAATTAATGTCTGTGAAGTCTCGATACATGATTAAGGGATTAAGGCAACGCTTAGAAATATTTTCAACAGTGTTGAGGTACACAGAGCCAGAGATAGATATTTCAGGAGTGAAAATTAAGTTAAAACCTAATCTCCCAATTAACACGAGCGACATAATCAATCAGATTGTGACTGCTTATAACGCAGGGATTTTGCCACTAAAAATTTTATTGTCGTGGTTGCCCGATATTGATGATGTCGATGAAGTAATTGAACAATTGAATCTAGAAAAGGAAGAAAAAATTGAGCTACAGAAGAAAGTGATGGGCGTTCAAGCAGAAGACAGTCATTCGGATTTAGATGAACCACCTGAGGAGGAAGACGATGATCAAAGCAACGTTCATAAAGAGTAACGGCTCGTATATTAGTTATGAGGTTACTGGTCATGCTCACTACGCTGAACCGGGCAAAGATATCGTTTGCGCTGGTGTGTCTACTCTTTTTATCACGATTACTAATCAATTACTTTGTAAATCGTACGTGAAGTTGCAAGACAAGAAAGTTTCCATTCTTAATCCGGATGAGATTGATAATGCGTTAGTCGAAGCTTTATTATGCGGTTTGTATGATATTCAACAAAACTATCCTAATTATGTTTCTGTTGAAGTATCTAAAAAATGGACAGCAAACATGAAGTATGCTGTCCATGGGTATTCAAAAACTTTTCATTCTAGAGATGAAGCAATCAAGTTTGCAGAGTCTGTTTCAGTTTCTCGTAGTCGGGTTTTGATGATTTGTCCACCGGGACTGCTACAGAAAAACTTTGATAGGGGGAAGTTAGTTGCCGAAAAAACAAGATGATTCCTACTGGCTCGATCGAGGGATTAAGCAAGAGAAAAAAATTAATGACGCTGCGAAACAAGTCGAACAAAAGATAATTGTAGCTTATCGACAGGCTCAAAGTTATTTGACGAGGCAAGTTAGAAAACTATTTAGTCGAGCGAAACAACGTTCTGGAATGGATGAGGGAGAAACAAGAGCGTTACTTAATCAAACTGTTCAACCTGATGAGTTAGTAGAATTGAGAAAGCTTGCTGATGATGTTTCTCATCCTGAACTTCAAGAGTCCGCAAGAAAACGATTGAATGGATTGGCATTTAAAGAGCGAATAACACGAGCTGAAGACTTGAAAGCCAAGTCTTTTTTAGTTTCCAAACAGATTGCTTCTGTGCAACTAGATAAATCGACTGAATTTTATATTGATGTTATTCACGATTCGTATAATGAGACAACTGCCGAAACAATCATAAGGCAAGTTGAGCAAACAAAATCTGATCAGATCATCAGTGTTCGGAATGGAAAAAAGCATGGTTCAAAAATAGAAGCATCTAAACAGACGCAAAAACGTGACGTACCGATTGAGGTGTGGAATGATCCTGATATTCGATCGACTGATTACGAATTCAAGGAGCTTTCAACTAAGTACACCAAGAATATTCTTGATTCTCATTGGCATGGTTCAAATTATTCAAAACGTATCTGGAAAGATACTGAAGCATTGGCCAAACGTCTTGAAGAGTTATTTACTGTTGAGTCTATGACAGGGATGTCCGAGTTTGAAATGGCTAAAGCGATAGCGACTGAATTTGACCGCTCAATTGGTGTTGTTCAGCGTTTAATACGAACCGAGGCCAATTATATGGCAAATCAAGCAAAGCTCAAAGCATGGCGAGACAGAGGTGTAAAAGAGTATCGTTTGATTGCTGTATTAGATTTAAGAACATCTGAAATTTGCCAGAAGAAAGACGGAAAGATTTATCTTGTTTCCGAAGCTGTTGTTAATGGGGAAGCCGGAACGTATCCACCGTTTCATCCTTGGTGTCGAACTGTTGCTGTTGCTATTATTGGCAAACGATCACTAACAGGCAAACGAATAGCCCATGATCCGATCAGCGGAAAAACAATTACCATGGAACAAAGAGAAACATATGATGATTGGATGAATAAGTTAAAACAACGATATTCTAAAAAAGAAATTGAGCTTCAGAAAAAGAAGCTTCGGAATTACAGAAAAAAATAATTAACTGCCCTGAATATGGCGTTAAACTGTTCGAAAATATCAAACATACTGATTGGGTCTATCAATCAAAAATCAAGTGGACTGGTTAAACTGGGCTGCTTTTTTTGCGTGCGCTAGGACTGATTGGGATAGGAGAGATTGAATTGAAAAATTTACTAATGAAATTAGACCTGCAACTTTTTGCTGAAGAACAACCCTCAGATCAGAATTCCGAACAAATCAGGAATCCATATGAAGCTGGAAATCCTGAGTTTGATGCTGCAGTTTCTAAAGCAGTCAATACGGCTTTGGAAAATAATGACAAAAAATGGCAATCGAAACTTGATGAGAAATTGGAAAAGGTTCGGCAAGATGCGAAAACAGAAGCTGAAAAAATGGCGCAAATGAATGCTGAACAAAAAGCGGATTATGATCGCCAACAGCGTGAAGCGGCATTAGATCAGCGAGAATTGGAACTAAATATGCGTGAATTACGAGCGCAGTCAATTACGCAGTTAACAGAGGATAATTTACCTGTTGAATTAGTTGATCTTTTAGATTTGTCAGATGCAGATAAATGTCAAACTGCATATAACAAATTGAAAACAACGTGGGAAAAAGCTGTGGGAACTTGGGAAAAATCCTTACAAAAGAAAGTGAAAGAAGAACTAAAAAATAGTGTTGATAATCCTTTGGGGGATGCAACAAATCCAGAAGTTAACCCTTGGAAAAAGGAAACACTCAACCTTACAAAACAAGGTCAGATTTTGAAAGAAGATCCAGAGCGGGCAAAAGTGCTAATGGCTCAAGCCAATAAATAAGAAAGAAGGATAAAATCGTGGATAAATTAAAAATGAATTTACAGTTTTTCGCTAAAAAAACAAAAATTGAAGATGTTATTGTTCCAGAAGTTTTTAATAAGTATGTAATCGAGCGTACAGCTGAATTATCAGCTTTATACCAATCGGGTATTGTAAGCCATAATCCGGAGCTAGATGCTCTAGCTAGTGCCGGTGGTAAACTAATCAACATGCCTTTTTGGGCTGATTTAACTGGTGAAGACGAAGTCTTATCTGATACGAATCCATTAGAAACGGATAAAATCACCGCGAATCAAGATCAGGCGGTTCTATTGATGCGTGGTAAAGCTTGGAAAGCGAACGATTTAGCAAAAGCACTTTCTGGTGATGATCCTATGCGAGCAATTGGTGATTTAGTTGCCGCTTATTGGGCGCGTCGTCAACAAGTAACTTTGCTTTCTATATTGAAAGGTGTGTTCGGAGGAACATCAACTAAAATGGCTGGAAATAGTCTAGATATTTCCGCTGAAACTGGAAATGATGCAGCATTTACAGGGGAAACATTTATCAATGCTTCTTACAAACTGGGAGATGCAGAAGAAAAATTAACAGCATTAGCTGTTCATTCTTCAGTATACGCTAATTTACGAAAACAAAACTTAATTGAATTCTTGTTAGCTTCTGACAATACTAAAATTCCAACTTATATGGGGAAACGTGTCATTGTTGATGATGGTATGCCGTTAGATGGAGATGTGTTCACTTCTTATATTTTCGGAGAAGGAGCAATCGGTTTAGGAAACGGCGCGGCTCCTGTGCCAACGGAAACTGATCGTGATGCTTTAGCAGGAGATGATATTTTGATTAATCGCCAACACTTCTTGTTACATCCAAGAGGGGTGAAATTTACTAATAAATCTGTCGCAGGTTCTTCTCCTACGAATGCCGAATTGGCAACGGCAAGTAATTGGGAACGTGTATATGAGCCAAAAAATATTCGTATTGTTCAATTCAAACATAAGCTTTATGTTCCTAATGTCACGGCTTCTGGTAGAACTGGAACAGGTAAGTAAAGAAGGTAAAGGAAAATGAATGATGAGTTACTGGAAAAACACACGGATGTGTTGATGGAACGTCTCGACGATGTTGAGGAAAAGGAAAGACCTAAAATTAAAGGCATGTTAGAGGACGCGATTACTCTCATTCTTGATTATACCGCTCGAACAACCGAACAGATGAACGATAGCCTTTATTACTATGCGCGACAATTAGTTGTGATTGCTTGGAATCAGGAAGGAAATGAGGGAGATGCTGCTCGTTCTGAAGGCGGCGTCTCCCATACCTTTATTACAGATATTCCGCCTAAATTAAAATCGGGCTTAAATAATCACAGGCTGGGAAAGGTCGTGAGTTTTCATGCGCCTAAGGAAACGTGACCTTTCAACCGTTTATTTAAAAGAGCGGTTAACTGGGCAAGATGATGAAGGAAACTTTCAAGAAGGTTTTTCAGATGAATCAACAGAGATTCAAATGAATATTCAATCCGCAGGAGGACAAGTAATGGCTTCTGTCTATGGTCAAAGTCTTCCATACATCAAATCTTGCAAGTATCAAGGTGACAAAATCAAAGAAGGAAAGAATGAGAAAGATGGTATTTGTCTTTATGTGAGCAAAGATAAAGAACCAGACTATGAAATTGTTGCCATTCAAACATTTTCTGCTCATTGTAATGTGACCTTGAAGAAACTAGGTGATGAAGATGGGCGTTGAGTTCAGAGGTGCTGACCGACTGATGTCAAAAATACGAGCGATTCCTAAAGTGATGGAAGACGCTGTTTTTGAAGCGACATTCGATATTGTAGATGAAACTGTGGCAAGAGCAACAAGTCACCTGCAATCGTCAATTAAGTATGGATCAGGTGAATTAAGTGGTTCTCCAAAGCAGGAAGTCGTGATCGATGGTAAAGGTAAAATAATAGGGCGTGTGTGGTCAGACAAGATGGAAGCATTGTTTCGAGAGTTTGGTACAGGTCCAGTCGGAGCAGAGTCACCAAAAGATCTGCCGCCTGGAGTTAATCCTGTTTATTCTACTGAACGGTGGTTTATTCCTGTACACAAAACATCTGTTGACCTTGAGATGGTATACGGTATTTCAAGAGTGACTATCAAGGGACAAGATTTCTTTATGACTCGTGGGCAGCCGGCAAGACCTTGGCTATATCCGTCAATGAAAGAAGTGGTTGAAATGGCCGAAGACATTTATAAAGATCGTGTGAAGGAAGGACTGAGGAAACTATGACAGAGCGTTATAACATAAAGTCTGATATTGTTGCTCAGTTGAAAAAAGTCGCTGAGCTGAAGCTCGTATCTGCGGAGTATCCTAACACATGGTCGAATATGCCCGCTGCAATTTATTCGACAAAGGCAAAGCCGCACAAGAAAGATATATCCGACAAAGAAGCACTAACTGAATGGACAGTAAAAATCGATTTATACGGAAACAAATCTCTATCTACAATACAGAGTGAAATAATTAAAGTATTGAAAGAGATTGGATTTAAGAATACAGCCAGTGATGATGGCAATCAAGATGCATTGAAGCGTTCGATTCTAACATTCCGAGGAGTGGTAGATAATCGAACGCTTTTTGTATACCAATAACAAGGAGGAAATACCATGAAGAAAACAAAAATTTTACCGATGAACTTACAATTATTTGCCGGTTTACTAACTAAGGGCACGGCGTTATCAATGAAATCAGGCTCCGAGTCTGGCTTTACTGAAATTGAAGGATTACAAGCTGTTCCTGAAATCGGTGGAGATCCAGAACAAGTTGATGTTACGACGCTAAAAGACGCAAATAAAAAATATATTTCGGGTATTCAAGATATGGATTCATTAGAGTTCACTTTCTTATATGACAAAGCTGTATTTACAAAGTTAAAGGCAGTGCAAACGTCAGGAAAAGAAGCAAAATTTGAATTGTCTTATCCTGACGGTGCGAAATGCACATTTACTGGCGGCGTGACTGTGAAAATGGGTTCTGGTGAAGTAAACGGAGCCTATCAATTTACGCTGTCTGTAACTGTTTCAGATGGACCGGATTGGGCATAAACGTTTAACGAAAACTATATGGGCTAGAGATAACCCTCTGGCCCTATTTAAATCTTAGGAGGAAAAACAATATGAAACCAATGAAAGTAGAATTTGGAACTAAAACTCTATCCCTTGTATTAGATGGAAGTGCAACGGTAGACATTGAGAAGAAATTAGGTAAATCGTTATTTGGAATTATGATGACTGGCAACGGTGGAATGAAAATGCCGCGATTAGGTGAAATGCTAACTATCTTGCATTCTGCGAACCAAACAGCAAACATCAAGTCTGCCGATATGACGAAACTTTATGATGAATATATTTCTAAAGGCGGATCGATGATGAAGCTTTTCGAAGTCATTCAAGAATTGATGGAGAAGGCAGGTTTTTTCGAGTCGGAAAAGACGGACGAAGAAGACCTAGTTGGGGAAGAGAAAAACGAGGAAGAGAGTCTAGTGTAGGCTTCTCTTCCTTTTCTGATTTGCTGCAGGAGATGTATCCAAAAGCAGTAGAAGCAGGAATACCCGCAGAAAAATACTGGTCAATGACCTATGAAGAAATAGTCATACAAGCTGAAGCAAATGTTGCGATTAGAAAACAACAGCTAGAAGAAAAAGCCATGATGGATTACAAAGCTGCACAATTAAATGCTTATGGTTTTAATGATCCGAAGAAAATGCCTAAACCAGATCAACACTATCCATTCTTGAAAACGGAAGATAAGCAGGAACAATCAAATCGGCCGCAAGATTGGGAAATTATGAAGGCTCGGATGATTGAACGAACGGAATTGATTAAAGCTACACGAGAGCGGAAAAATAAACAGGAAAAGGAGGGATAGATCATGGAGCTGGATAGACTTGAAGTCGTTTTTGATGGTGACTTGAACCCCATTGAGGAAAAGGTCGCACGATTTGAACAAAAGATGGATTCTATGATGAGCCGAGTCAAGAGTTCATCTGGTCAAGGGATGGAAGCTGTAGAAAAAAACTTATCTGATTCAAAAGGGTTCGATAAATTTACCAAACAATTCGAGAAAATGAATTCAAATTTTGATTCTATGCTGAAGAGAATGAATCAATCGGCGTCAAAAAATGGCGAAGAAGTTGGGAAGTCACTTTCTGCTGGAGTATCCAAAGGCGCTGTTAAAATGACAAAAGATGTTCAAACCGCAGTTGATAAAGTGAACACGCAAATGCAGCAAGCCAAAGCAGCACAACAACGAATTGCCAACTTGCAGGCTAATAAAAATGGTGCGCGGTTGTCTGGGGATACTAAAAGTGAATCGAGAATAGGCGAACAAATTTCAAAAGCTCAAATTCAGATGAACAAGTCGCAACAACAAGCACAAGCGATTGTGCGCGGATTAAAATCCGAATATGATGCTATCCCTAATTCTCTGTCTAACATTTCAGCTAAGATGGAAGGCAATGAGCGGCAGATTGAAGCTATGAGAGCTAAAGTTAAGGCTCTGAAAAATGAAATGAAGATGCAGCAAACAGAAACAGGAAGTTTCGCATCTGGAAAGTGGAAATCTACAGGGATTCAAGATACACCACAATCGACCAAAACCGCTGAAACTATTTCTAAACAATCAGCAAAAATGGAGAAATTGATTGCAGACAATGATGCTTTGCAACGTTCATATGCTCAGTTGGAAGATCGTTCTGGCGTTCTAAAGACAGCGTTGTCTAGTGTAAATACGGAACTTGGCGAGCAACCTGTAAAAGCTCGTATGGCAGCAAATGGAATGAGGAATCTGTCGGGTTCCACGAAACAATCAGAAGGACTCTTTTCACGTTTCAAAAATATGATGAGTAATTCTATTGGTAGATTTGGAAGTTTATTTGACAGACAATCGAAACAAGTCACTAGCGGAACATCTAGAATGGCTCAAGGCATGGGTGGTTTTGGACGCTCCATGAAGATGCTATGGTCGCAGTTATTCTTGTTCACGTTCTTATACCAAGGAATCATGACTCTAGCTGGCGGGCTTTTTAAAGCGTTACAGACTAACGCACAGTTTTCAGCTAGTTTAAATCAAATTAAGGTCAATTTACTAACTGCATTTTATCCAATTTACCAAGCAGCTTTGCCAGCGATAAATGCTTTGATGTCGGCCTTAGCTAAAGTTACTGGCTATATTGCTGGATTTATATCCACACTTTTCGGAATGAACATCGGTGATGCATTCAACGGTGCTCAGGGACTAATGAACAATGTCCAAGCTTTAGATGATACTGGAAGTGCTGCATCTGATGCATCAGATGGATACGATGAGATGGCTCAATCCATTAAGGATTCAAATAAGCAACTTAAAGATCAGCATGATAGAACGGAAGCAGCTCGAAAAAAAGCAAAAGAATATAAACGTCTTTTAGCTGGGTTTGATGAATTAAACATTTTGGATTTCAGTGATGACTCTGACGACGAATCAAATGAGTTCATTCCTCAGGAAATTCCAACAAGACCGAAGAATCCGAATGGATCTGGTTCTGATCCATGGGCTGACTTTGGATCAGCAGCAGTTCCAGAAACTCCGAAATGGTTAACGGATTTTGCCAAGAAATTTAAAGACATCATGTCAAAACTCTTTGATCCAATAAAGAAAGCTTGGGACGCTCAGGGAAAACGTGTTATGGATGCGTTCAAGTATTCATTATCTGAAATTGGAAAATTGATTAAGGCAATTGGTAAATCATTCTTGGAGGTATGGACTAATGGAACCGGACAAAAGTTTGTAGAAAATCTTTTAGTATTATTGGGCGATGTTCTTTATATCATTGGTGATATTGCAAGGGCTTTTAGAATTGCTTGGGAAGAAAACGGCCGAGGCACTAAATTGATTCAGCAAATATTTAATGCCTTAAATCAGTGGTTAGAAGTCTTGCATGATATCGCGGAGTCATTCCGAGAAGTTTGGAATAATGGCACTGGGGTAGAGCTTGCAAGACAATTGATAGAATTCTATACTAAGCTATTTCATTTAATAGAAACTATAGGTAAAGTATTTCAAAATGCTTGGAACGACAACGGTCGAGGGACGGCGATCATTCAAGCTATCTTTAACGCGTTATCAGAAGTTCTTAAGCTAATCAATTCAATCATGACAGCATTTGACAAGGCTTTTGCTTCGGGAATTGGCGAAAGTATTCTAGCTAATATCATGGAGATCATTACGAATATTTTCAATACTGTTGGAAATCTGGCAAAAAGCTTTCGAGAGGCATGGGATGAAAATAACCGAGGTCAAACAATCTTCGAAGGGATTATGAAGATAATTGACACAGTCCTTGGGACAATCAAACGAATGACAGGAGCGACTGCAGAGTGGGCTAAGACTCTTGACTTCCGTCCACTCCTTAATTCTATTAATGGGTTACTTAAATCAATACAACCATTGACAAAAAACATTGGAGATGGGTTGGAATGGTTTTATAATAACGTTCTACTTCCTTTAGCCAAATACACAATTCAAGATTTAATTCCAGCATTTCTTAAAGCATTAAGTGGTGCACTAGATGCACTTAACGGGATAATCAATGGATGTAAACCTGCTTTTGATTTCTTTTGGAATTCCATGCTCAAACCAATTGCTGAATGGACTGGAGGAGTAATCGTTGATGTATTGAAAAAACTAGGTGACGCTCTTTCGGGTATTGGGAATTGGATAACTGAACATCAAGAAGGGTTTTCAGCTTTTGTAACGGTTTTCGGAACATTTGTTGCCGCTCTGAAGGTAATTAGTGCTCTTTCAACTGTAATAGAAATAGTTGGAGGACTTTTCGCTGGATTGAGTGCTATTGGTGGTTTATCGGGAGTTCTTTCAGCAGTAGGAACTGCGATTGGCGGATTAATTGCCTTTTTAGGTGGACCATTAACCGTTGCAGCTGCTGCAGCCATAGCAGTAGGCGTAGCTCTTTGGCAAAATTGGGATACCATCAAAGAGAAAGCTAGCCAGTTGAAAGACTGGATCGGTGAAAAATGGGAAGGTATAAAGACGGCAACATCTAATGCTTGGAATAATGTCAAAAATTGGACTTCGGAAAAATGGAATGCAGCGAAAGATGCTGTGACTAGTAAAGCAGGTGAAATTTATACCGCCGCTAAAGATAAATTTACGAATACTGCAAATACAGTTCGCGATAAAGCAGGTCAAGCAAAAGATTGGGTTTCTAGCAAATGGTCTGATTTAAAGAATTCCACTTCAACTAAATTTGAAGAAATACGTTCAACTGCTGGTTCGAAAATGAACAGCGCAGCTGAAGCGGTTAGGTCTGGTGCAGAGACAGCTAAAAGTAAAGCTGTTTCTGCATTTTCAAGTTTGAAGGATGGAGTCGGAGGACATTTAAATTCAATAAAAACTACAGCTTCAGAAGTCTTTAAGAAAGTAGGGGGATGGGCGTCCGATTTACCTGGTGATATTGCAAAAGGCCTGTCTAGCGGTCTTAATACGATTAAACAAGCCATGAACAATATTGCCAATGGATTAGCCTCTGGAATAGGAAAAGGTGTTAATGGCATTATCTCTGGAGTTAACTGGGTTATGAGTAGTTTAGGTGCAGGTTGGCGATTATCTTCTTGGCACGTACCATATTTCAGTTATGCAACTGGGACGAGTTTTCATCCAGGCGGATTAGCTATGGTAAATGACGGAGATGGCAGCAATTGGCGTGAGATGTATAAGTTGCCAAGTGGTCAGATTGGCATGTTCCCTAAACAAAAGGATTACATGGTTAACCTTCCCAAAGGTACCCAAGTCCTAAATGGTAGGGACACCAATAACTTTATGAATAATATTCCTCACTATAAAGGTGGATTAATCGACAGTGTTAAGAATTTCTTTGGTTCGATAAGTCCGAGTGCTTTATTAGATCGAGCATTCGAAAAATTCGTTGATGTAGCAGGTATACCTGAACCAGGAGCTTCGATGGCTCTAGGCGCGGCTAAGAGAATTAAATCAAGTGCTTTTCGTGTCGTGAGTGATCGTATTTCTGAACTATTCAGACTCGATCGAGAAAACGAAAGTAAGAAAAAGGGATTTGCTAACGGAGGTAGAGTAGATCAGTTTGGCTGGTACAAAATGTCTGAAGGCAATAACACTGAATGGGTTGTTCCAGTAACTAAGCCAGAACTAGCCTTTCAAAGAATCAACGAAGCGCTTGATTTCATGGGGTATGATGGTATCCCTGATTTAACAATGCCAGAAGTATTTAGAGATTCATCTGATAGTTATACTGGTTCAAGTTCATCTGGTAAAAAGAATAAAGGTTTTTCTATTACTGGTAATGGGATGGAAAACTTATCAGATAATCTACTTTCAAGTCTTGGTAATACAATCGCGAATGCCATTATTAACGCGCTCTCTAATTTGGATCTGAAGGGGAACGACGGGCCCTTGGAAGTTGTTCTAGAGGTAGATTCAACTAGATTAGGACAAGTAACTGTACGAGGCATTAATCAGTATCATGAACAGATAGGAAATGTAGAACTAAACTTATAAGGAGATGAGCTAATGGATTTCTTGATATCAGGGTCAAATGTAGTAACACCAAAAGAATTATCTGTCAGCATACAAACCTTAGACAGTGGTTCTAGCGGAAGAAATGCTAATGGAGATATGGTTCGCGATATTCTCGGAAGAAAAACTAAATTAGATGTAAAATGGGGACCTTTGGAAATTTCAGAGGTCTCTTTAATTTTGCGTTTAATTGATTCTGCCTTTTTTACAGTAAGGTATTTTGACCCACAGGAGGCAGGATTGATTACAAAAACATTTTACTGTGGTGATAGAGTAGTACCTGTTTACTCTTGGAATGAAAAATTCTCGAAGATGATGTGGCAAGGCTTGTCCGTATCGTTAATTGAAAAGTAGGTGAATACTGAATGCTGATAGTTTCAAATGAATTCTTTGAAGCCTGTAAAGATAAAGAAAGGGAAGCTTTTGCACGCATCATTGTTAATGATAAAGTCATATATCTTAAAGATAAAATAAAGAAAATTGATTATTCAATGGGGGCCTTGGGAGGAGAAAGTTTCCAGATTGGGTCAACGCAATCAGCCACAGTTAAAATTGTTTTTTCTGAAATTATTGAAGGGTTAAAAGAACTAGACGAGATCAAGGTAGAAGTAGGATTTAAAATAAGAGGAACCGGCTTGCCATCAAATATCAATCATGTTTCAAAAGTTGATCGAGCAAAAGTTGGAAGAGCAAGATTGGTGAGCTATGTTCCCGATAGATATGAATTTGTTCCTCTAGGAACGTTTTACATTAGTGGTCGAGTTGATCCCGACAGGAATGAAAAGACTACAACTGTTGAAGCTAGAGACGGATTTATTTTTTTGGAAGACAAATATGAGTCCGAGTTGAAATATCCAACAAAATTAGCAGACATTGCTTTAGAAATAGCAAACAAAAGTGGAAGTATTATCGATCCTGTTTCGTTTAACCATTTGAGTAATTACACGATAAATAAGTTTGAGGGATACACATATCGGCAAGCAATAGGTTTAGTCGGACAATTTGAAGGTGGGTTTGTTTGTTTTGATAGAGAAGGTAGACTGTCAATTCGAAAACTAGCAGACCCGAACTTTAAGATTGAACCAAATGAATACTTTTTAAAAGGCCTTGTAAAAAGTGAATTACTTTATCAACCTAGAGGGATTACATGTAAAGTTGTTAACCAAACTAATGAATCTAGTAATGAAACAGTTATTCTTCAATCAGGGTCAACAAATGGTGCGCAGATTTCTCTGGAAAATAATGCGATGACTCAGATTTTATTAGATGATGTTTTCCAGAAAATAAGATACATCAATTTTTACCCAATCAGTTTGAAGTGGCGAGGGAATCCAGCTTTAGAGGTTGGAGACTGGGTAACTATGACAGATAGAGAGGGAAATAAATTTAAATCTCCTGTTCTAAATTATACGATGTCTTTCGACGGTGGTTTCAGTTCAACTATTAGTGCTGACACTAAAGCTTATTCAGCTAACGTCTCATCATTCAAAGGACCGTTGCAACAAAAGCTTGATGACATCGATTATAGAATCGATGCAGCTGGCAAGAACAATGTTTATGAAGGAACAGAGGAACCGACAAATCCAAAAGAAGGCGACATCTGGTTTAAAAAGAATGGACCAGATGATGAGATATGGGTTTATAAGCAAACGGCACCTGGAGTATTCGAGTGGGTAATGACGACATCCACCGCTTTAGAGGAAAGTATCAAAGAGCAAATTGAAAACTCGACTCCTAAAGATGAAATAGTTAAAACCATTAATCTGAGTGATGAGATGGATGGTAAAGAGTGGCTGAAAATTAAAGGCGCAAAATTATGGCTAACTAACGAGACGAAGATTGACAAAGCTATAATCACATCGGCAATGATTGGATCAGTTGATGCTGGAACAATTAGTGTTGGTACTCTAGATGCTTCTAAAATAAGAGTCGTCAATCTTGACGCTTCATCTATATCCACTGGAACGTTGAATGCTATAACGATTAAAGGGGCGACTATAACAGGATCTAAAATCACGTCAACTGGTACGGATTATAATATGACCTTAGATAACGGAGCAATTCGGTGGAACAGAAAGTCTGATGGAAAAAAAGTATTCGAAATATATAGTGCGATCAGAAATCAAAATGAAGGTGTCATGTATTTTGCAGTTGAAGACGGCGGAACCTTCAATTTGAAAAGCAATAAACTGAATAGGAATTTTATCACTGCATATGGTTCAACCAGCAATATGCAATTAAACCTTGATTTAGATAGATTAAGTCTTTATTCATCAACTGGGAATACTTTAAGTTTTAGTGTTGAACGAACTGGTTTTTCTTATAGTACGAACGACAATGGGACATATAGAAATTTGTATTTACGTAACAATTCGTTCAGAGCAGATATTGGAGGTAACAAATATCTGAACTTAACGAATACTGGTTTTTCAATAAATACTGAAGGCATAATGAGCTTTATGACAAACAACTCAATCCAATTGAGAGGAACATCGGCAAGAATCATGAGCGATGCTTCAGTTGATAAATCATTTTATGTGTATGGGACAAAAAGCTCCATTGTAAGGACTGAAAATTTTGGTGAGCGTTTGCTATATGCTTATGAAACACCAGAATATTTATTTGCGACATATGGTAAGGCAATTACTGATGAAAATGGGTTTATAGAGATTGAAATTGAACCAATATTTTTAGAAACAATCAATACTGATTCAAGAAACTATCATGTTTTTGTTACACCATATGAGAATGCAAATGTTCATGCGTGCCATTTAGAGCGTGATCGTTTCATGGTTAAGTCTGACAAACCTAACATAGAATTTAGTTGGCAAATAGTAGCTTATAGAAAAGGATACGAAGAATTTTATTTGGAAACTCTATCCAGCAATAACGATAAAGCGCCAAATTTGCTTCAATATCCAATAAGTATTACTGACATGACAGAGAAAAACTCTAATCAAATATTAAATTACGAGAAGGTGAATTAAATGAATAAGGATGGTTTTGAAGTAAATGCGGAAAGCGTTATTGATCAATTATTAAAAAGACTGTCTCAAGTAGAGTTGGAAAATGCTTCACTAAAAGTAGCTCTTGATCAGGTTTCGATTAATAAACAAAACGTTACAAAAGTCTAGTGGTAATAAGTCAAGATAATTTTTCAAAAGATTTTTAAAGGTAGTTAATTTTTGAAGCGCACTGAACTAAACCCGACCAAAATTAAAAATTTTTTCGGGTACTTCCAAGGATTAGCGTCAATAACATACTGTTATTTATCTATCACGCTCCTTGGTGGCATATAGAGTTGATGGTTACGTAGTAGCGTATCCACCAGACGCGTAAATTTTCTTGCGGTTAGTACGATGGCTCGTTTGTGTTTATGCTTGGGTGTTTCAGCGTATTTTTTCTTATAATACGCATGGTACTCAGGCTCGTATCTCCTTACGGAGTTGGTGGCTTCAACTAGATAATAACGGAGATAACGATTGCCTCGTTTGGCCATAGGAGTATTTTCATACTCAGAGTTACCTGATTGGTTCTGTCGCCAATATAAACCGGCATATTTAGCCAATTTGCTTTCATCTGAAAAGCGATTGATAGGGCCAATTTCAGCGAGTATACCCGCAGCATAAACAGGACCGATTCCTGGAATACTGGTTAAACATTGATATTCAGGTAGCACAACGACTAAATCGTCAATGGCTTTGTCTAAGTCTTTAATTAACTTTTCAAGACTACGAATTTCTTTGGCTAGAACACCCAAAACAATATCTACAGAGTCCTGATGGACTTTTCCTAACCGGTAGGAACTACGTATGGCTTTAGAAATTGCCTTTGCAATTCCTTCGGGATTTTTAAAACGATACTTCCCTAGTTTTTGAATTAGGTTCGCAAACTCTTCTAATGACAGTTCGGCAAGTTGGTCCATTGTGTAATCTTCCGTCATTAGAGTTACTAATGTGGCACTTAAAACGGATCCACCTTCTGCTTTTAGTTCTTTAGAAAGCGTGTTGCATTTATAATAAATGTTTTCGATAAAGTGTTGCTTTGTACGAACCAGCTGTTTAATTAGCTGATAACGCGTTCTAGTTAAGTGTTGGAGGGCAAGGTATTCTTCCTCTTTAATGATGGAGTTGACTTGCCTTTGGATGCGAAAATAGTCAGCGATATAAAAAGCATCAATTTGATCGTTTTTGTTTTCTTCAAAAATATCACGATACTTTTTAATTTTATTTGGTTGTTCAACTGAAACCATAAGGTTCAATTGATTTAACTCAAGATCTTCTTTAAAAAACATAGCTGGATGAAAGCTATATAAAGATGTGGCCTCCATTCCAATCACTAAGCTCTCTATCTCAAATTTTTGAGAAAATTCGAGAATGTATTCTTTGATCTGGCTTGCGCCAAGTTGACTATTTCCATAAGATGCTTCTTTTAAAACAGAGCAAATTGAATCGTCTGTCATAAAGCAAGCATCTAATTTTTCAGAACTAACGTCTAAACCGACAAATAGTTTCATGTGGAAGGACCTCCTTTCGTTGATTATTCGGAAATTGCTTGGGTACTGTGGGATATCCCAGAATCACGTTGTCTAACGACAGCCTCGCATAATAGAGTTTCATTCATTAAACCTCTAAGCCACCCAATCTCTACTAGGATTGGTAGAGGTCAATGGACTCAGCTAGTGTGTTGGAGGTTATACCAACGGTTCGGGTCACAGACTTTCTGTCGCAGTAAAACTGCAGAAGGTGATAGCGTCTTCCCGTAAGTCCTTTCCAAGACTTATTATTCAGGAATATCCTACAGTATCCAAGTAGTAATCGTTATTTTATTTAAACATATTAGGAATAGCCCCTAAGGGCGATTGAAGGAATGAAAGTTTCTTCAAAATATATATTACGAGAAGGTGAGTAAATGGCTTATGAAAAACAAACTTGGATTCCTTATGATGACAATAAAACAGAGGAACAAAATATTCAGGCGGGAGCAGTAGTTACTGCTGAAAGAATCAATCATTTAGAGGACGGATTGGATGAACATGATAAAGATACGACTAATCCGCACAAGGTAACAAAAGCCCAAGTTGGCTTAGGAAACGTGACCAATGTTGAACAAGCGCCTAAAACTGATCTTACCTCCCATACATCAAATAAAACCAATCCTCATGGAGTTACCAAAAGCCAAGTTGGACTAGGAAACGTATCAAATGTGGAGCAAGCCAGTAAAACGGAGTTCAATAGTCATGTTGCTGATAAAACGAATCCGCATTCCGTAACGAAGGCTCAAGTTAACCTCGGTAACGTCGACAACTACGCTACTGCCAATCAGACTGATGCGGAACAGGGGCTTGCAGGAAATAAATTTATTACGCCAATGGGTGTAAAGCAGCATGTAGATAAGCGTATAGCGACGCAGGAAGAAGTAAACGCAGGGGAAGCAAGGGATAAAATTGTTAGTCCTAAGACGCTTGATAAAAAGTTAGATGATTTAAATGTATCAGGTGGTTTTGGTGCATTTAACATGAGTGTTTTCAATGGGGAGCAAGGACAAATAACTGGTAGTGGAATTCATGGGAAAGAGGTCAAATCAGGAACTCAAGTGCTACACATGCGGCCAGATGACCCAGTGGCAGAGAGAGCGTCCAATGGTCGGATTAAAATCCAAAAAGCTGGTACGTATTTATTTATCATTCACACGTGGTATCAAATAGGCACACAAACAAATGGTTACCTGTATTTCAATTTGTTAAAGAATGGCTCTCGTGCCGGCAACAATGATCGAGTGACTGGTCAAGGGGTAGATGCACTCAAGAATAGATGGGACGGCACAGGGCAGTGTGTAAACACAGCGAATGCAGGAGATGAGTTTTCTGCAGGTATTGAAACCAATATTACCGGCAGTTTCACGAGTGTTGGCACAAAAACTATTACAGTTATCAAATTAGCATAGATAAATAAGCAACGATTTAGCACACTTTCGAGTGTGCTTTTTCAATTATTTATTGAAAGGAAGGCGGAAAGCATGTGTTAGAAAAATTTCTGGAAATTAACAGTTTCTTGATGGCAATTGGATTAGGGGGATTCTTAAAGATTTTCCACAGTATTTATAAAGCGGTCAAGGGAAATAAGGATCAAACGGAAAATAGATTCAAACGTTTGGAATATGCGAATGTAGCCATTCTGCATGACAAAATTTATAAGCAATGCTCCGAATTTTTGGAGCAGGGTTGGATTTCTATAGATGATCTAGAAAATTTAGAGTACTTGTGGCGTGGATATCGAGAACTTGGCGGTAACGGAACTGGCGAAACACTGTATAAAAAAGTGTTGGATTTGCCGAATAAACTAAAGGAGGAAAAATAGTTATGGATTTATCATTTATTACAGAAAATTTTGTACCAGTTATTGTAGTTGCCTGTTTAATAGTTGGGTATGTAATCAAGGTTACGCCGCTATTTAATAAAGTAGCAAATGCTTATATCCCATTGATTGTAGCAGCGTTAGGAGCGATTTTGGGCGGTGTTATGAACGGTATAGATGTGGAGTCAATTGTTTATGGCGCAGTGAGTGGTTTAGCTTCTACAGGCTTGCATCAAATGTTTTCAAAATTATTGAATTTAGGAGGGAATGAGTAACATGGACATGAAAAAAGCGAAGGAACTTTACGAAAAATCAGATGATAAAAATGTTGGTCTGCAACCTCAACCAAAAGAAATCGAAAACGTCAAAGAAGGAAGAGAGGAGAAAAAATAATGGCTATTAATATCGAAAAAGGATTAGCTGTCGTTCAAAAATTTGTAAATAATTGCTACTACAGCATGTATGGTTCTCGTTATTACACAGATGGTACATGCGACTGTTCAGGCTCTGTTTATCGTATTTTACGTGAATCTGGTGGTTTTAACTATGGATATATTCCTAGCACTGAAACGCTACATGACTATCTTCTAAAGCTAGGGTATGAAAAGATCGCAGAAAATACAGACTTTCCAATGCAACGCGGCGATGTAATTATTTGGGGGAAAAAGGGTTACTCTGCAGGGGCAGGCGGTCATACAGGCGTAGCACTAGATAATCAAAACTGGATTGAATGCACTGGTTGGAAAATGACTACGATCATTGCTAATCACGATCAACGATGGGTGATGGCCGGATGTCCTTATTTTTATGCGTACCGTTTAAAAACTGGAGCATCTAGCTCAACATCGTCGAATACAGCGACAACAACACCTGCAACTGGAAATAAAAACGGTATCGCGATTGACAACGTGTCGAAAGATCAAGCGGTTAAAATGGTGCAACGCATTCAAACACGATATGCATGGACTTTATTGCGCGATCAAGTAAAACGAGTGTTTCAGCCGAACAAGGTTTATACTTTAATAATCTCGTGTGATTCTAAGTGGAAATACGAGAACGCTGTAAATCGCTTGAAACAAGAACTAAAGTCATACTATCCAACTTATATGCAGCAAAATATTGCGATTGTTGATGGAGATAAACCTATCATTAAAATTGAAGCTAGGAATCTTAATGATGAACAAAGCAAAAAAATAGAAGGGCATATGCGCAACTTCCTGAAAGATGTATTGTTGGATAGACAAACGTACGCAGAAGCTAATAGCTACGGAACTTACGATGTACGCGTCAAAGGTGAAGGATTTAACGATCACGACGCACCAATCGTCTTGAAAGAAATTCAGGAGATGGGTAAAGCAAATGACGTGAAGATTGACCCGAGCCATATTAAAGGATTTAAGTATTAAAAAATATTGACTCCGATGGAGTGTGTATGATAGTTTTATAGCATCGAAGGTAGCACCTCGATATACCGTAATGACTGACCGATACTAGCTTCTCGGTCAGTCTTTTCATTTTTGAAGCTAAATAGTTGCTCTAAAACTAGTATACGAATACTATCTAAATAGGGATTCCTGATACAGTATCATTGATAGTAATTTAAGAGACTGTGGGGAAGTTCAGGAATCCCTAGTTTATATTCTAACGCTTTGTATGCGTTTGCACAAATAATTCCTTGTACCTTTAGCTCAGTTGGTTAGAGCAGACGGCTCATAACCGTCCGGTCGTAGGTTCGAGTCCTATGGGGTACATAATATTGTCAATTTATAAAAAACGAAAACGTTTTTTTGTATGCGATGTGCTTTTCTTTTGATATACGAAATTATTAGGAGTAATATGGGGTTAAATGAACTATTATTTAGGGGGAATAACTTATGTGTACGTCCATCACTTATGTTACAAATGATCATTATTTTGGAAGGAATTTTGATTATGAAATATCTTACAATGAAGTAGTCACTGTTACTCCAAGAAATTATAAATTAGTTTTTCGAAAGGTAAATAATTTGGATAAGCATTATGCAATGATTGGTATTGCCGCAGGTATAAGTGACTATCCTCTTTATTATGATGGTACCAATGAAAAGGGTTTGAGTATGGCTGGATTAAATTTTTCTGGGTATGCTGATTATAAAGAAATACAAGAAGGAAAAGATAATGTATCTCCTTTTGAATTTATTCCTTGGATTTTAGGACAATGTGCAACAGTAGATGAAGCTAAAGATTTATTAATGAATATCAATTTAGCAAACATCAATTATAGTGAAGAACTTCCACTATCTCCTTTACACTGGCTATTAGCTGATAAAGAAAAGTCTATTGTGATAGAAAGTATGAAAGATGGGCTTCATATATATGATAATCCTGTAGGAGTCCTTACAAATAACCCTTCATTTGATTATCAATTATTTAATTTAAACAATTATCGTGTATTGTCGAGTGAAACACCTAATAATAATTTTTCAGATCAAATTAGTTTGAACGCTTATAGTCGTGGGATGGGAGGAATAGGTTTGCCTGGAGATTTATCTTCTGTTTCTCGTTTTGTTAAAGCGACATTTACTAAACTAAACTCATTATCAGGAGATTCAGAATCAGAAAGTATTAGCCAGTTTTTCCATATCTTAGGTTCAGTAGAACAACAAAAAGGTTTATGTGATGTTGGTGACGGAAAATACGAATATACTATTTATTCTTCTTGTTGTAATGTAGATAAAGGAATTTATTATTATCGTACGTATGAAGATAGTCAAATCACAGCCATAGATATGAATAAAGAAGATTTAAATGGTGAGGAATTAATTAGATATCCGATAATGAAAAAACAACAAATAAAATATGCTAATTAATTATTTGGGTATTTTTATTAAAAAGCCGAGAATACTTGTGACTTCAGTCTTGAGAGGTTCAATAAAATGTACTATTAACTAATTAATTGTAAAAGCTGATGAATCATTTCCTCAATATTTTTAGGCTCTTCGTCAATGAGTGTTGGTGAAGAAATTCAATAGAATAATCGAGATACTCACACGGCTAGACAGCTATCTTGTCTAGCCGTGTTGTTGTTCTGGCTTTAGTCAGTTGGGTAGTATTCTTAGTTTTCTTAAAATATTTTCCTCGATATAAAAAGATTCGTTCTCGGTAGTTTTGAAAGTTTCTAAAGCCATAGGCAATTCGTTTTAGTACTTTGATATGGTTATTCAGACATTCTATAGGCCGTTGGAATAGGGAACGCGCAACGCTCGTTTGATTTCTGTTTGATATTTCTTGAAGGTCGTGAACACTGGTTGGTAGTGCTTTGGCAACTCCTTGTAGTCTTCTTTTAGGAGCGCGACGAATTCAGGAACATCTTGTCTTCTGATAACGGAAAGAAAATCCTGGTAGACTTCGTAGCCTCGCTTTAAGGAATCATCATAAGATAATAGCCGATCGACTATCTCTGCTTCTGTCAGATGATCTCGAAATGACGGACGCCAGTAGCGATGCTGACCTTTCAATTCCCACGCATTCTTTTGAAGTAGTCTCCAGTATTTCTTTAAGTGCTTCGACCGACGATCCCCTTTTTTAAAGGTCTTCATTACTTGAATTCGGTGGTTGGTAAAAGCCCGACCAATGTGTTGGCTAATATGAAAGCGATCGGCGACGATTCGGGCATTCGGAAAACACTCTTTCACCAATGTGCGATAAGGTGTATAGAAATCTGAAACCACTAGACGCACTTGTTCACGGACTTTTCTAGGGTAGCGCAAGAAATAGTCGCGTAAAGGATTGAGTTGCCGATTTTCCACAATATCAATCAGTTGATGGGTCTTGCCGTCCATCATGACAAAGCTCATGGCTCCCGAGACGTTTTTCACCGATTTGAATTCATCGAAACACACTACTTCTGGTAACGGCTGGTTCAAAGAAACAATTTTAGGCCGAAGGCTGCGAAGTATTCGAATGACAGTGGTCGGAGAAATGTGCTTCATACGTGCAATCAAAGACATAGAAATAGGCTCACTTAATAGCTCAAGAATGGCTTGTTTGACTCTGCGGGCGATGGAGCAGCGACGATCACTAACTGAATCTTCTGCTAAAAAAGTCTTTCCACAGTGTTTACATTTGAAGCGCTGTTTGTTAATCCGCAGAATGGTCTTGTAGTTACTGACATCATTCAATAAGATGGATACTTTTTTCCAGCCCCATTTAATGATCGTTTGCTTATTTTGATAGTGACAATGGAAGCATTCCTCTGGTTGATAGGTCAATGTGCCATCAAAAACAAAACATGTTTCGTCATTGATTCGCTCTTTGCGAAAGGCATCTTCATGAAAGATAAGATTTAGGTCTAGAATATCTAGTAACTCTTTGGTAAACTCTGAATAGGACATCTTGAAACACTCCTTTGAATGGTTTTCGTCGACTTTATTCTAAAGGATTTCAAGGTGTCTGTTTGCGTTTATTAGAAAAAAGAAAAAGTATTGGCAACAGAAGGCGTCACCAACACTAGATATTATAGAGCCTATTTTTACACCCTTAAACAACGGAGCTCCTCTGGGAGCTTCTTTTTTACACTATGATTTTCCCGCGATTAACACGGTAGCTATATATTGCGATCTTTCGATTATTCCAGCAGAATATCTGCTTATTCTTATGAAGAAGCAAAATAGAGAATAAGGTTTTAGTGCTCATTGGAGCCTTTCTGTTCTGGCGAAAAAATATTAGGTTTCCTTCGTCATCAGGCTTAGCAGTAGTCAGTGGAATAAGGGTACTGCCCATTTGTGTATATATTTCCTTTGTATTCCTCATGAAAAGGATTCGCAGTTAGTTGTCTCAATAATTCGCCAGCCTTCATTTCATACCTTCTTCCGTTGGAATCTACTTGATTCAAATTTTAGCATGATACTTGTCTTGCCGACAACTGAATATCTTCTTACAATATCAGTTCCTGATTTTTAAACACGATTTAATTATAGTATGCAGGCTTATATTAAAATTTATTTATAAATAAACAATGTTATTGAGAAACAATAGATAAAACGTTAATATATAAAAGTTGCAATGTCGCTTTTATATATGAAAGGAGAAAATTGAATAATGAAAAGGAAAAAATATGTAGTCGTAACACTCATCATTGTAATAGCTTTTATTGGTTTAGCCGGTAAAAATTATGCAGACAGTATTTTAAACTGGGGTGGGGAACAGAATATTTCTACCATCAATGATAACTTAGATAAGTTGAATGATTCATTATCAGATAAAGAACAGAAAATCATACAATTATCCAATAAATCAGCAAGTACAGAGGGCCAATTAACTCAATTTCAAAAAGATATTGATAGTTACAAGCAACAGTTAGAAGCTTTGAAAAATGAAAAAAATCAATTAGCTGGAGAAAAAACTAGTTTAGAATCTCAATTAAATAGTAAAAATGGAGAACTTCAATCTAAACAGCAAGAAATCGCAGATAAATTAAAGGAAATTGAGCAGAAAAACCAAGAGATCAATCAGAAAAACCAAGAATTTAATACTAAATTGCAGGATGCACAAAATAAAGCTAATGATTTACAAAATACCATTAATTCACTAAATAACCAGATTAACACTTTAAACAGTGAAAAAAATTCTTTGCAAGCAGAACTGGATTCTACTAAACAACAATTAGCAAGTGCAAACAAAGAAAATTCTAATTTAAAAGCTTATATTGATAAATTAAACAAGGCTAAACAAGATGTAAAAGATACAGCTAACAAGTCTCAACAAATAGTTGATCAACATCAATAA